ACAGAGTTTATTATAGACGCAGGGCATGGTAAAGGTTTTTGTATCGGCAATGTGCTTAAGTATGCACAGCGGTATGGAAAGAAAGGAAGTCACGAAGATCATAAGAAAGACTTGCTTAAGATAATACACTATGCTATCATAGCGTTGTTTATTCACAACAAAGAAGGAAACCAAGATGACTAAAGACACAAAGAAAGAAAGAGCCCATAAAGAAGATGGTAAGTTTAAAGCAGACGATCCTGCTACTCCAGACCAAAACGAAGCTTTTAAACCTATAAGGTTCTATCTTATGAGAGATGAGCTTGCTAATACTATACTACAAAAACTAGCAAAGCTACCTTATGGTGAAGTCAGTGAAATGCTTAATGGTGTAAGAGCTATGCAACATGTATTAGTTGACCCAACAACAAATAAAGTTTTGGAAACAGCTAATGCAGAACCCACCAAAAAATAGAGCAGTCCTTGCTCAACTGACTGTAGCATTAAGTCAGGATGGTAAAGTGTATCTTGAGAATCAAACTATTGATCCTAAGCTTTTTAGACAGGTTATGGACGATTGGAATGATACTTATGAAGGTACACTTACCCTAACTAACCTTTTACATGAACTAAAACGTGAAATGGAGCTTTTACAAGAGAAAATACCTAGATTTCTTAGGTAATCTTCTGTAACGCCCATAAAAGCTTGTACAACAAAACCTGCTGTTTTGGTATGTCATCTATTTGGTAAGTATAAAAAGGGGCTTAGAAACGATTCTGAGAGACTTTTTTTTACAGAACCTGTGTTAAACAAATAATTATTACTGCGTATGATGCTATGTGCACAATATTTTCCATTACTAACTCCTGAACATGGAAAGGGTGAATATAGTCTTATTATACACCCCAATCCCATATTTGTCCAATCAATAGTATAAATGGATACTATTTATTTTGTAAATTAGTTAGCTAAAGGGTTATCGTTATTGCCTACTTTGTCTACTCTGTTCTCAGTTCTATCCATTCTGTTCTCAAGATTGTCTATTCTTGTAGTTAGAGTAGCTACAGATTCTTTTACTGGGTTAAGATTAACACTTTTTTTAGTCTTAGCTTCTATTTGATCTAACCTTAAATTAAATTGACCCCAAGTGTAAAATCCCCCACCGATAGCTGTGATGACACCTATGATAGTTATGTACTGTTGAAGTTTAGGTAGTAAATTTTTCATATCTTTCTCCTTAAATTACCAGTGCCTAATGACACCTGCTATTATAAAAAAACAAGTAAGCCATCCTACAAACCTGTCTGTCTTCACTATAAATTTTCTTAGTCTTAAATACATTACTTTTTATTCCCTACATACAAACCAAACCAAGCTGCCCCTGCACCCACAATAACAGACACAAAAGCTGATTGGGCACTAGTAGGGTCAGGCAACGTCATAAACCACATGGCTGATTTGTAAAACATTAATCCATACAGACTTATCAAAAGCCTTGGAAACACTCTCCATTTATCAAAACCCTCAGCATCATTGTACCATGATTTCTTTTGTACTTCTACTATTTTTATCTCTGGCTCACTCATATTATCTCCTATCTATAAAAATTCCTACAGGCTGTTGACCCATAATACTATACAAAGTATCTAAACTATCAGATACCATGTTACCATACCCTGCATTATCTCCTAGAGTTGCACTTGCGTATATAGCAGTTGGTGCGTACCAGTTTGTTTGATCTGTTATGTTAGCAGTGGTATAGTCAGAGAAGTTTGGTACGTAGTTCATGTAGGCAATCAATGTAGATTGTCCTTGAGAATCATATTGTCCAGACTCCTCTTGTTGTGTTTGTGATGTTTCTTGCTGTACTCTTATGTTGTTAGCTACAATCTCTTCTGCAATTTGTTCTGCTTCAGATGATGTAACCATAGTGCTTGTTACACTTTCTATTTGGTTATCCATAGTAGTAACCTGTACTTCAGCCATTACCATAGATGGTGTATTATCCATTGTAGGCATTGGTAATATCTCTATAGACTGTAAAACATTGTTAGTTTGTATCTGTGCTGAAGACACTTGAGCTGAAATACTAGGAGAATTGGACACTGAAACAGTGCCTGAGCCGCCTGAAACAGCAGAAGTAGTGGCATTGGTAGCACTAGATGAGCCTGAGACATTGATATTTGTAGTACTATTGGCTATAGAGTTGCTTACTATGGAGTTTGTAGAATTAACTACAGCTACATTTCTACGCCTACTTCTTCGTTCAGATTGTTCAGGTCTATCTCCTGGCTCCTCAACAAGTTCTTCACTAATCTCCTCTTCTTCAAATTCTTCCTCATATTCTTCTTCAAAGTTTTCTTCCGTTTCTCCAAGTTCTTCTGCCTCCTCATACTCTTCAGATATATCTACGCTTTCTTCTTGCTCTTCAAAGTCTTCAAATTGTTCATCCCATTGTTCTCTATCCATTTCATCTTCAAAATCAAAGTGCTCATCCATATGTTGAGCAAACTCTACAAATTCTTCTTCTGTTAATCTTATCTCAGGTAAAGCATCTAAAGGTAATAAATCTAATTCTAAATCAAGCTCTAAGTAAATTAGTGGTCCTTCTTCGTAATCGCCCAGAGTATAATCCCACTGTCAAATATATCATCAATATTGAAATTGTTTTCATGTTCTATTACATCCCTGCTATCATGTTGAGTATCACCAAACCCACTAAAGTCATAGTAGAAATCACTAATATCACCCCCACCATCAGCACTCGTAGAAATAGTAAGTGTTCCTGTATAAAGCTCTTCATCATTGAAACCATAAAAATCATCCTCATCATCATACCCTAACAGCATAGCATCAGAAACACCTGAGCCTTGTAGGTAATACTCTTCGTCATCTTCTACATCAAAACTTAAATCGTAAACATTACATAGTTCACTAAAGTCAGAATCGATTAAACATTCAGAAGATAGGTTAGTAAAAGATTCGTCTATTGCTGTACTAATAGACCAATCGTCAGCTAATATGTAGCTTGTAGAATTAGTGTCTTGGTATCTTAAATAAGTTGCAGCCTCATTGTTTCCCTGCAAACCTATAGTAATATTGTGGTTTGATATATCAATCTTGTCATACCTAAACTCTACAACATTACTTGTCTCATACAAGATAGCTTCAAAAGAATTTAAGTTTCCTGCTCTGCCGTACTCTTGTGCATTGTACCAACCAACCACAAAGTATTGATCTGTATCTGCGGTATCGCCAAAAGTCTGTATGTAAGGATTGTTAGTACCGTTGTTAATTAAATCAGTCCATAAAGGCATGACTGAAAAGTTAAAACCTGATGCAGGAAGAGTTTCGGATAAATAGTTTCTTTGATTGTTTACAGAAAAGTTAGGATTAAAGGTAAGAAACCCATTCATAGCTATGTTTGCTTGAGTATAGGTGTTACCATAATGTGTAAAACTAAAGCCTAAGTCTTTCATCCCAGACATCTGATCGTCTTGAAGGTTTAAGGCAGTACCAGTGTTTTGGATATTTAGAAGGGGGTCAATGCCTACAGTAAACGTAGGTACATTAGCATATGCGGTACTGCCAAGCAGGAAGATTAAAGTTAAGAGTTTGTACATATCTTATGCGTAGGGTATTTTTTACAGAACTTAGGTTTAGTGTAGGCTTTAAATTCTTGTGAAGATTGTTTCTTTTTTATTTGATTCCAGTCTGGTCTGTCTTCTTGGTTTTCATTCCAAGCTACTTGTGCTTCTGCACCTATCAAACCATTGTACGGACATGGAGTTCCTGCCATTTTCATTGCTCTGTGCACCTTACCTGTGCTTTCGCCACATAACAAAGCAACGGCTGCTACTTTCATGCCCATATCGTATAGACCTTTACTAAGTTTTAAAGTTTCGCAGTTCTCATCTCTTACACTTCTGCCTGTAGATACTCCAAAGAACTGAGTTTGCACTGCAGAACTAGCACCTGTGGTACATAAGTCTTGAGAATAAGACATGATTGAAGGGGCTATGGCACTGGGAGGTGGAGATTTAACTCTCTGTGTTACCTTTTGAGTAGAATCATTACGAGATACACTGTTACTATTATTCT